TTTATCGCACTGGTAGCTCCCTGCAGGGAACTCAATACATAGTCAGTTGCAAACCTATAGTTATTATCGTGGTCATCAGAATCGTATAATGGTTCTTTGGATATACCTCTGATAGCATTGATTTGAGTGCCTTGCGCATCGAGGAAGGAAACCGTAGTAGCTTGAGGATCAGTTCCGTATGTTACTGGGTTGTAGTTAGGATCGTTTAGAACTTTCGAATCGGTAGCAATTAAATAATATATAAGTCGTGGAAAATACGATTCCCATGATTCCGTTGTTGCGCTCGCCGCATTAAATCCTACGCCAGGAAACATCAAAGATACTGCAGTCTCTAGAGCTTTCCTGGTACCTTTTGCCTTGTACAAATGGACAGCCTGTCTCAACTGTCCTCTCCATCTGTCAACATCTCCCGTTAATACCTTCCAGCCAATTAAAGATCCAAGATAATTGAGAAATTTCTGATCACATCTATCGATATCAATAAGTGTCCCTACATCATCTACAAGAGAATTAACATCATACGCAGCGAAACTTAAAGCCTTTAGGAATCTTTGAAAAGGACCTGCGGTTATTCTTTTAGAGCTGTAGGTCCCTAAGGATTGTAATAACTCAAGTTGTGTCTGTAACTCTGTGGCTGCATCATCATTAGGATTGTACCATACACCTATAAGAGTTTTTATACCCTCTAACAACTGGGTTCCAGAAGCGTATATGTTGGCTGATACTCCAGCACTCGTTTGATTAAAATCAGGGGGTAAATAAGCTACCCCGGATGCCGGAGCTAATTCTTTATTCCTCCAGAGGTACTCAAAAAGACCTTTGACACCATCCACTTCCTGCACACTCTTTCCTACGTAAGTGGAACTTACAAGAAGGTCTTTAGTTACTGCAGAGGCATTGAATCCATTAGGAGGACCATCGAAATTTAAAAAATATAACCACGAAAGATTGTCTATGAGATACTGGTGTGCAAGAGCCGTACTGCTCACACTGGAGTTAACATTAGCGGAAACACCGGAAACAAAAAGGTTACTGGGTTCGTTCAGTTTAATATTGCCTAAGAGGGTTCCAGAAACGTATTTCCCCCATGAATCCATAGTCTCAAAATCAGAGATTTTCTTTCCAAACGCTTTAAGAATCTTCTTCTCAAATAAATAAGGTTGTACATTAGTACGGTCATTCTTAGGTATAAAATGCTGTTGAAGTCCGGACAAAGTAGCATCAGGAAGTGTAGTAGAAAGAGGTATTAGAGTTAGGCAGTCTTTAGCCGCTAATAGGATCTTTCCGAGCATAGAATATAGAATATCCTCTTCTTGCCCAAAAATGGTAGAGTCGGTATCTTCGTACAAGGAAGGGACAAGCTTCTTGACTACATCAACATAATTATACTGATAATAAGTTTTGCTCTTTCCGAGCCGCCCTAGACCTGCCTTGCGAACCATTTTATACGTACTCTATATTTATTTCTGCGTTATTCAATTGTACTATCTCATTGAAACCCAATTTAATATCTTCTGAGAAATTATCAATCCGAGAGAATCTAATTTCTGGAACAGAAAAAATCGCTCTTTGAAGATCTGACAAAGCTACGCGCTCTCCAAACGATCTACTATCAACGCTAAAGAAATCTATGATTTTGTTTGCAGCTGATGTCTTAATATTTTCTTCAAAAGTTTCAAATTCTTTATCTGCAAAGATCGTTACAACCAAATCGATAGTCCTCACAAGACCGTCAACAATTGTTACTTCGTCTGTAATCATTTTGTACTTGTTGAGATAGGTTAAGAGTTCCCTTTTAAATGGAAGGGTAGCGCGCTGGACCTGTAAATCAGTAGCCTTAGAAATGACATAAATATCAATCATGTTAGCTCCAGCTCCAGATCTCCTCAAAACCGCTTGAGCTTTTGCGGTTTGACCAACAGTGCTCACAAATTGATTTGCAAATGCCGTGTAGTCCTCTCCCGTGACAGCCCTGTATTGAGACTTGAAAAAGTAGGGAGCCCATCTCTTAGCATGTTCCACCGTCTCGGCATTAGAACCTCCGGCAGCAAAGGTAGAGTTTACAACATTCAGAGAGACGGATCGTAAAGGAGAAGAATGTGTAGCAGTTATGTTAAGATTAATAGTCTGAGCCGGGACGTTACCTCTTGACCCACCACCGATTCTATAAAATGCTTTATAGTTAACTCCTCCTGCTGGAGATTTACCCCTGACATTATCTCCAAAGACAACAGTACATGAGTAGTCATCGTTGTAAATCTTTTGAAATACCTTTTCGTCACCACTGTCTGCCAGAAACAAATTCTGGACTTCTTTGTATATGTTACCTGTGTTGGCAGACACTACGATGCTCTTTTCCACAATGGATGGCGACTCTATAGAAAAAGACTTGATAGTGTTTAGGTCAGAGAAAGTTCCAGTATCAATTTTTAATTCCCCCTCTAGAAGAATCAAAGAGTTGAACTCTGTTCCCCCTACCACCGAATCTGCAACTTCTAATTGTATATCTTCATTATCTAAATCAATCTCTCCGGTAGTTGTGTTTACCTTATATAAAGTAAAAAATAGAGCACCCCCGTCCTTAGAGTTTGGAACAGAAAAAGACCTACTAGAAAGCGGTATAGTTAAAGTCTCTAGCCCAGAGATTGCATCAGGAGTTGAAAGAGTGCATCTCACACTTCCTTTGCTGCTGATTGGTCCCTTCAGGGATATTCCTACCAAATTCAACAACTTAGAAAGATTTCCAATAGTCTGTACCGTAGGCAAATACATCTCATTTGCGAGAAGGTCCGATTTCAAAGAAATAACACTAGCTAAATAAGAAAACAATTCCACTAGCATGACGCCTAAATCAGACTCAACAAAATTAGTGTAGTCCAGGGGATAGACAGCTTGCAAGTAATTGAGAAGAGAAGTTTTGAACTCAGAAAAATCAGCAGTAGAGTAATCTATTAAATCTGCTCTAAGGTTCTCTGGTACTATGCCTAGAGCTAAAAAATCCGATGCTACAGTTCCATCAAAAGCACTGGTACTATAAATACTATCATTTTGAGTCATTATATTATAACCTCTACAATCTGAGTTGTTGACATATCTTCTGCAGTGGAGAAAGCAATAGATATTGTGAGTTGGTGTTGAGAATCCTCAAATGAAATCTCTACTGATTTTAAAATTGCTCTTGGTTCATAAGAAGCAACTGCCGATTGAATCTCTTCTTTCATTTCCCTTCTCCTTGTTTCATCCATTAGGGAAAAAAGAGAAGATCTGATAGTAGTACCAAAATCAGGCATCATTACGCGTTCCCCCTTATTGGTCAATATCAATTGTTTCAAGCTTGAGGAAATTGTGGTTAATCCCTGAGTAGCGGTGAAGTAGCCTCCTGTACCCGATACAACCGGAAATCCAATTCCAATAATTGGAGTAAGTTTGGATGTGGTTAGAAAATCAATTCTTTGGGGGGCTATCATGTTACAATATTCTTAAAGAAACCTTTTTGAGCGTCAAAATTCTTCTTCGCTTCAGTACTAGATAGGGCTTTTCCATATACTTTGAAACTTCCTATGTACCCATTCAACCCACTCTGCCACCTTGTGCTGACTAGTGGAATGGATCTTCCATGCTGAGACTTTTGTGAAGATCCCGTATCGCCAGTAGAGCCATAGGTGTTGTAATAAGAAGCGTTGGTGTTATACCCAAGAAATCCCACGTACTCATCCTCACCTGATAACCCCCTGTTATTTATGCCATCCGTAAAGCCTCCTCCTATGACCCACGGCGTAAAAGCATCACCATCTAAATTTACGGATGGACCATTCTCCACTGGGTCAGCTGTGAAACTCTCGAAATATTGGGAAGCAAGGGTTCCTTCTTTGTTGGCGAATGAGGGTATCTGTAATGACTGAGCATATCCGACCATGAGAGAACTAGCCATGTTTGACTCATCCCATACTTCACCATCTACAATGGTCCTAACCTTATCAGAACCGTAATCAAAAGTTAAACACATGTGCATAAAAGTGGAACTTACATCCCCTAATGTAACTCCACTAACAGTACTACTTACAGCTTTTGTAATACCCATCTCAGTAAGACTAGAGGTGGTAATGACTCCTGTTCTGCCCTTCGTAAGCCCATAATCCTCAACTAGACATACGCTGTGACCCCATATATCATTATTGCTTTGTTTCCTATTTTGAGAAACGGTAGGAGAAATAATGAATTCTATGCCAGACGGATCCGTTGGGCCTCCTTTATCTCTAAACCCAATAACCAACCCCTGCACTCTATCAGTTCTTGTTACTTTATTCAGTTGTCCTGCCACGTTGAGATCCTTCCCGATTATTAGCCTATCCGGCAGAATGAAAGGGCTCTCAAGATATCCCCCACTATTCTCATTAGCGAGAATAACTCTATAACGGTGGTAATCCTTCATAGATGGACCGTTCAAAGTCGGGACATGTACCCAGAAATCAAAAGAAAATCCACCACCTTGGGGGTCTTTTGTTACGTCTGGAGGATCTATACCATACGTCAAATCACTCAAAGTACTTGCAGCATATGTATTCACAGTACCATCAGGATTTTTATTAGTAGGAAGCATTATATAAGAACCCCCTTGTCCTGTAGTATCTAGAATATTTTTCTTTCCGGTTTCCCCAACGGGACCTTCATTATAAAAAGTACCGCGAAGGAATGGAATTGAAAGTCCAGACGGAAATACATGATTAACACTAGAACCAACCAATTGTGCATTTAAAAGTCCAGCAGAATCAGATTTAAAATTATCTAAATTGAAAACGTTTGAAGAGGCATCTACAACGTCAGGCTTCAAGAAATTATAAGCACATATCAGACTGTCCGTAACAATCCTGTCTTGTAAGGAGAGAACGAAAGCTCCTGTACTACTTACATGTTTATCTCCATCGATATATGGATACTCTCCCATAGGTGTAGGAGATATAGAGAATTTGTCCAGAACAGAAAACGGTTGTGGTGCTGATACAAGGAACTTTGGAACTATGGGTAAAATAGTAGCGTCCAAATCTTCGGAGAAGAGCAAGATATCCCTCTGGTCCTCTAAAGTTAAAGTAATGGGTTTACCTTTTAGAAAAGTAAAATCATTGACTGGGACTCTCTCTATTGGAACCCAATATCCGGAGGAATCCATAGTGACGCCATTTAATCCGATAAGAACCCCGGGACCCAGACCTAAATTTTTGGGTCGCTCCTCAATATCATCTTCAGTAAAACTGTAAGTCCCAGAAGCAAACAAAGCAACTAATTGAACCTGCTTTCTCCTCTTCTTTATTTTGGAGTCATAGGAAGATGCTACAGCAGCTATGTTACTATAGTAATTGATAACCATTGCCGAGTTCGTGCCATACCCAGAAACAATGAGATCATTAATTTGCCCAGACACGATAGAAATCTGTCTAGATTTATTGCGCTCTAGATTCTGTAAGATGTCATCTGCAGCATAATACTTAGCCACAAGTTTGGAATCAGAGATAAAGTCCTTACTAAAGACAGTGTTTTTTAGTTCTTCTAATCTCTGATCCCCATAGAATATCCCTTTACCCCCTAGGTTGGGCGCATATTCCAATTCCCACGAGGATGCATCCAAAATATCTCCAGAAACCACAGGTAGTCCACCTCCTCTGGAATCATAGTATAATCCATCCTGGGACAATACAAACTGCCCTTTAACTGAAATAGGTGGTCCATAAGTTAAATCAAATATAGGAGGAGGTGCAGAGGAATCCAAACCCTGAAGGCTCATAGAAAAAGAATTAAAAACTTCAAAGTTTGCTTGCATAGGGAGAACAATGTTCTCAGAAACATATGTCTTAAATGAATCGGCAACATTTTTATAGGTATTTGAAAGAGCCCCCACATTCACTAAAGGTTCTTCTTCCTCTCCTTTAGCTCTTCTCGTTATGACATCATTACATCGTGTCATGAGAGCGTTTACTCCTGCTAGCTCAGATCTGAGACCTCCTATCTCAGCATCAAGAAGAATGACTTTGTCGGAATTCTTTGCGGTCGCATTACCATCAAGATCTCCAATTTCCTTATTGAACGCGGATAAGTTGTCTCGTAGAACTTTCGCATTATCATTATTTACCGAAGTCCCTAGACCGAGGGGGTCATTCGTTAAAACATCTTTAGTTTCATCAGCCAATGCCCCTAGTGTCTGGGAAAGTGACGCTACCGGAAGAGCTAGCTTGGAAGCAGCCGTTATTTCATCCCCAACAGAATTGAAGCTCTTTACAGAAGTTCTCCCTTGATCTGGAGAATACACAGATACTGTACCGGCTAAGCGATCTTTGCGTCTAGTTTTATACGCTATTTTAGTATTGAGGGAAGCTTTCTGTTGCCCTGCAGAATTAATCAGAGACTGCAACGAAACAGTAGGAATCAGGGAAAGCTGTGCATCATCTATGTTGGTTAGTTTTGGTGCCATCTAAATTATCTCCATACAGGCGCGTAGTCTGCCCCGTCTGCTTTTCCTGGTCCTAGGATTCCCTGTATCCGCTGTCTGCTAGAATACTGCAAAGCATTGGACTCCGGAGTATATCCTTCTGGATAATATTCTATGACACTTACACTTATGACTCCAGCAATGCCAGGATCAGATTTAAACTGTATCAAGTCATTAGGCTGCATAGTAAATTTGTTGTCTAATACAGACAGTCCCGCACCTGCTGGAAGCAGTGTCTGGCTAACAAAAGGGTGGGCTGGATATGAATAATAATTCTGTTTGATTGTAGTCCCATCTCCCCAATATGTGGAAGAAACATAGACCCTGTCACTATAGTCAACCCACCTCACCGTCATATTAGCATCATTACTCGCAGTATCATTTGTTATTTGTATTGGATACACTTCAACGTAATCCACGCTTGATGGGGTCACATATGCGACATTAAACTCTATAGCACTCGTCTCTATGGAGTAGGTTTTATGACTTATAACTTCTGACATCTTAAAATATATACAATTTTATTTAGGTTCTGTTCTTATGATAATGTCGCACTAATGCTAAAAGAGATGCTTGCATTATACCTTCCTGAGGATTAGAAACGAGTTCATGCCTAGCTTTGATTCGGTTGGGGATTGGAAATGCCTTTGATATAAAGAAATCGTTAACACCATAAACACCGGCTCCTCCGCCAGAAGCGTAGAACCCGTAAAATCCTTGATTTCTATTCTTAGTCATTTTATCGTAATGTAATTGCTGTTTTTCCGTTTATGTTTACTTCAGGATGCTTTATAACTGGGCATGTAATGGTTCCTGTTACTGGG